CAGGCTTCTTTGGCCTGAATACTGAAGATTCGCCCCTAGATTTAGGGTCTGGCTTTGCTTTAGTTGCAACAAACTGCATCCTTGACCAATATGGTCGTATTGGCGCTAGAAAAGGTTGGACAAAGGTAAATTCCTCTTCTGGAAATCTTGGCGACAATGATGTTGGTGTTATCCATGAGTTGGTTCAGACTGACGGCACTCTTACAGTCCTTTTTGCTGGCAACAATAAGCTATTTAAGCTCGGTAGTGCAAATGCTGTGACTGAGTTAACCTATGGTGGTGGTGGTACTGCCCCTACTATTAGTGCAAATAACTGGCAATGTGCGACTCTAAATGGCATTGCATATTTCTTTCAAACAGGGCATGACCCTTTGATTTACGACCCTGCTGTAAGTACAACTACTTATCGTAGAGTGTCTGAAAAGACAGGGTATGCAGGTTCTGTTGAACAGGCAAATATCTGTATATCAGCCTTTGGTCGCCTATGGGTAGCTAGCACTTCATCTAACAAGGTAACTGTTTACTTCTCTGATCTGATTGCAGGTCATGTATGGAGTGGTGGCACTTCTGGTTCATTAGATGTTTCTCGTGTGTGGCCTAATGGTGCTGATGAAGTGATGGGCTTGGCTGCCCACAATGACTTCTTGTTTATCTTTGGTAAGAAGCAAATCTTGGTTTATTCCAATGCTTCTACGCCTGCATCTCTTGTTTTGAGCGACACAGTAGGCTCTATTGGGTGTGTGGCTAGAGACACCATACAAAGTATCGGTACTGATGTTGTTTTCTTGTCAGACTCAGGTGTTCGTTCATTGATGAGGACTATCCAAGAGAAGTCTGCACCATTGCGTGACTTGTCTAAGAATGTTCGCTTTGACTTAAATTCATCATTGGCTGGTGAAACATTGGCTAATCTGAAGTCTGTTTACTCAGAAAAAGATGCGTTCTATCTGCTTGTTTTGCCAGAAACACTACAAGTTTATTGTTTCGATACCAAACAATCTTTGCAAGATGGCGCTTCTCGTGTGACGAAGTGGGACTCAATTGCTCCAACTTGCTTAAAGTCACTTCGCAATGGAGACTTGTACATTGGTAAAAAAGGGTACATTGGTAAATATACTGGCTATCTTGATGATTCGTCTTCTTATCGATTCCTGTACTACACAAACAATGCCGACTTAGGAAATCCTAACCAGATTTCTATTTTGAAGTCTATTACGGCTGTTGTGATTGGTGGATCAAATCAGTTCCTCACGATTAAGTGGGCTTTTGATTACTCAGGAGCTTATCAGTCAGAGAACGTATTTATTCCACCTCAAGGGTATTACGAGTATGGAATTGGTGAGTATGCAATTGCAGACTTCTCAAGTGGTATTCCAATTAAAGCATTAACAAGTAATGCCTCAAGCGCAGGTAAAATTGTGCAAACTGGTTACGAGGCCACTATCAATGGTACTCAGTTATCAATTCAGAAAATTGAACTTCAAGCCAAAGAAGGCAAGATAGGATAAACCATGTCAAATTATTCAAAATCAACCAACTTTGCGTCTAAAGACAATCTGTCACCTGGCAATCCATTAAAGATTGTTAAGGGTACTGAAATTGATACAGAGTTCAATAACATTGCCACAGCAATAGCGACCAAGACTGATAACAGTTCTGCGACTATTACTGGTGGATCAATCAATGGTGCAACGATTGGTGCTTCTACAGCCGCTGCGGGTACTTTTACCAACCTGACTGTTAGCTCTGCCGCTACGATTGCTTCTGCCGCCATTAGCGCAGGAACTATCAATGGTGCTGTGATTGGTGGATCATCTGCTGCCGCTATTACTGGCACAAACATCACAGCAAATACTGGTTTTAGTGGCCCATTGACAGGTGCTGTTACTGGTAATGTTACTGGTAATTTGACTGGTAATGTCACAGGTAACGTCACAGGAAACATCACAGGTAACGTAACTGGTAATGTGACTGCGGCTTCTGGTACTTCTACATTCAACAATGTGACCATCTCTGGCTCATTGGACATGGATAGTGGTACGTCTGCTACCATTACTGGTTTGGCAAGCCCTACAAACGATTCTGATGCGGCTACAAAGGGTTATGTAGATGCTCTGGCTCAGGGTATCGATGCGAAGGCTTCTGTGGTTGTAGCTACAACTGCAAACATCACATTGTCTGGCACACAAACAATCGATGGTATATCGGTTTCTGTTGGTGACCGAGTATTGGTTAAGGATCAGTCTACTGCTTCACAGAATGGTATTTACTTGTGTGCATCTAGCACATGGACACGCACTACAGATGCTGATTCATGGACTGAGTTGGTTGCGGCTTTTACCTTCGTTGAGAAAGGTACAAGTAACTCTGATTCTGGTTGGATTTGTACAGTAGATGCAGGTGGGACATTGGGTAGCACATCTGTTACTTTTGCCCAATTCTCTGGTGCAGGTCAGATTACTGCAGGTGATGGTCTTACTAAGACTGGTAACACGCTTAATGTAGGAACAGCATCATCTGGTCGTATTGTTGTTAATGCTGACAACATTGACTTGGCTACATCTGGTATTAGCGCAGGAACTTACCAGTCTGTCACCTTCGATGCTTATGGTCGTGCAACAGCGGGTACTAATCCGACAACGATTGCAGGCTATAACATCTCTAACGCTTATACAAAGACTGAAATTGACTCAATCTTTGGTTCAACTACTGCTGCGGCTACTTCTGCCTCCAATGCCGCTACAAGTGCTTCTAATGCGGCAACAAGTGCATCTAATGCTTCTACAAGCGAAACAAATGCGGCTTCTTCAGCAACAGCGGCAGCGGCTAGTTATGATTCTTTTGATGACCGCTATTTAGGCTCTAAGACATCTGCTCCTACTGTTGACAATGATGGCAATGCACTCCTTACAGGTGCTTTGTACTGGAATTCAACAGTATCTACACTTTATGTGTGGACTGGATCGGCTTGGACTCAAGCGGCATTTACTGCTAGTGGTTTCTTGACTGCTGCCAACAACCTATCAGACCTTGCAAGTGCTTCAACTGCTCGTACTAACTTGGGTTTGGCAATCGGTACTGACGTACAAGCCTACAACGCTAATACAGCAGTTACCAACTCAGCACAGACATTCACAGCTACTCAGACTTTCTCAGGTTCATCATCTGCTACAGCCATTGTTTTGAACGATGCAGCAGAGGTAGCTACAGTATCTGCCACAGCGGCTACAGGAACAATTAACTACGACATTACCACTCAGTCTGTTTTGTACTACACAAGTAACGCAAGTGCTAACTGGACAGTTAACTTCAGAGGCTCTAGCGGTACTTCATTGAATACTTTGATGAGTACAGGTCAGTCAATGACTGTGGCTTTCTTGGTTACTCAAAACACCACTGCTTATTACAACAACGTGGTTCAAGTTGATGGTACTACATCTGGAGTTACAACACGTTGGTTAGGTGGTGCGCCTACTGCGGGTAATGCTAGTGGCATTGATAGCTATCGTTATTTGATTATCAAGACAGGTAGTGCGACTTTCACAGTCTTGGCAAGCAACACACAATTTAAGGCTTAAACCATGCCATTACAAGCAACTTCTGGTGCGGCTAGTTACGATGCCTTTGGTGGTGGTGTTCCTGTTGTGCCTCAGTACATTGAAGAAGTGTTCAGCACATGGCTTTATACAGGCAATGGCTCTACACAGACCATCACCAATGGCATTGATTTGTCTGGTAAGGGTGGGTTGGTTTGGTTAAAAGCTAGAACAACCCCGCCAGGCTTTTATGATGGTTGGCACAACTTAGTTGATACTGTTCGTGGAACAAACTCTGTTCTTCATTCAAATGCCACATCTATTGCCGATGCTTACAACTATGTTGTTAGTGCGTTTGGTTCAACTGGCTTTACGCTTGGCAATGGTGATTATGACGCTAACAAAAACAGCTACACCTACGCCTCATGGACATTCCGCAAAGCACCAAAGTTCTTTGATGTTGTGACTTATACGGGAAATGGTTCAACACAAAATATTTCACACAATCTTGGTTCAACACCGGGTTGCATCATCACAAAAAGACTAAATTCAACATCAAATTGGTTGGTGTATCACAGAAGTATTTCAACGCAAAACATTTACTTAAACAAAACTGATGCAGCCGCAGGAACAATGGGCATTACATCAGTTGGTTCTACTACTTATGCTGTAAATGGCAGTTCAGAATTAAATGAAAATGGTGGCACTTACGTAGCCTACGTCTTCGCCCATGACGCAGGAGGCTTTGGTCTGACTGGTACAGACAATGTTATTTCGTGTGGGTCGTTTACGGCTGATGGCTCTGGTGTTGCCTCTGTAACGCTTGGATATGAGCCACAATTTTTGTTGCAAAAACCTACGTCAACTACAGGCAATTGGTTTATTGCCGACAATATGCGTGGTATGCCTGTTGGTTCTAATGCAACGCTGTTAAGACCAAATTTAAGTGACGCAGAATCTGCAGGCGGTGTAATTTCGCCAACAGCCACAGGATTTTCTGTTTCAGGGTTTCAAGTTTCACAAACCTACATTTACATAGCCATTCGTAGAGGCCCGATGAAAGTGCCTACGGATGCGACTAAGGTGTTTGCTCCTGTTGCTCAAAACACTGGCTCAAACGCTGTTGTGACTACAGGCTTTCCTGTTGACCTTTCAATAAGCGATTATCGTTCTGGTGGCGGTGGAGCTTATTGGATTGACAGATTGCGAGGCAGTACCACTACATCATCACGTTCATTGGTATCTGCATCAACAGGCGCAGAATATGTGCAGACTAGTTATGGAATTGGCTTGGACAGTAACACCACGATTGTTGATAACTTTAATGTGAACGTTATTGGAGCAGGAGCTTACGCATATTGGAGCTTCCAACGTGCCCCTAGCTTCTTTGATGAGGTTTGCTTTGTAGGAAACTATACTGGTGGTGTTGACCCGTTGATACCACACAATCTTGGAGTTGTTCCAGAGCTACTTATCCAAAAGTCTAGAAACAATACATCAAACTGGTTTGTTAATAATTTTGGCGCAGTGGGCGACCAGATGTATTTAAATTTGGATTCAGCAAAAGTAAATTATGGCGCTGTGCCTGCATCCACTTCTACTGGCTTTCCATCAGTATTTTCTTCCGCAAATAATTGTGTCGCCTACCTATTTGCCACTTGTGCAGGTGTTTCCAAAGTAACAAGTTTTACAGGAAATGGTAGCTCACAAACTATTAACTGTGGTTTTACTGCTGGTAGCCGCTTTGTCATGATAAAGCGCACCGACTCTACAGGAGATTGGTATGTGTGGGATTCTGCTAGGGGTATTGTTAGCGGAAATGACCCGCACCTTAGCTTAAACAGTACAGCAGCAGAAGTCACTACAGACGATACAATTGATACTGATTCAACAGGATTTATTGTTAATCAAGTATCAGCAACAAACTGTAATGTCAACGGGGCAAGTTACATAGTGCTTGCGATTGCCTGATGGAATATATATACATCATTGAAAACAGTAAGACTGGCAAGTTCTATATTGGTAGGACTAATGACCCGTCTGCTAGGAAGCGTTGTCATTTGTCTGAGTTAAGACGAGGTGTGCATGGAAACCCTAGACTGCAAGCATCTTTTAATAAACACGGAGAAGATGCTTTTGAGTTCAAAGTAGTAGATTCTGCAACTCCTGAAATGATTACTGCTAAAGAAGCTGAATGGTTTTCTGCTTTTGATGAAAATAAAGATTATTTGTATAACTGCCATTTTGAAACTTATGGTGGGCCAAAGATTTTTAAACCACTATCAAAAGAAACTGCATCAAAGATTTCAGAATCAATTAAGAATGGAACAAGAAAGTTTATTTTTGACGTTCTTGATGAACGATACGCTGGTGCATCCATAAGGTCTTTAGCAAAGAAATATAACGTAGGTGCTAATACTTTATTGGACTACACGCCTGAATGGGAAAAGTTGCGTGGTTTGACAATGCCGAAAAGTGTTCAATCTGAGCAAACTCGTAAAAGAGTTGAAGTGTTTGTAGCGGCTTTTGAGTTTTATGGACACGATGCTTTGCGCAATCTTAATAAATTTAAGATAACTAGGAATTCGCTTAAAAAGTACTTGCCTGAATTTGGCATGACATTTGAGCAAGTGTTAATCAGGACATAAAGGACTTATATGCAAATACGAATCAGAGAAACAGGCGCAGTTATGTATGAAAGTGAATTTCGTGTATATACAAAAGCCAATGGTGGCCCATCATGGGAAACAACAACAACTGAAGTCTTGGAGGCTCTGGGTGCTGATGTAGTATTTGAAGGCCCACAAGCTACAGGCGGTACTGTTTACCAATACTCTCAAGCCTCTGGTGTAGAGCAAGTAGATGGTAAGTGGTACACAAAGTACATCTTAGGCCCTGTCTTCTTAGACCAAGTTGTAGATGGTGTAACTACTACTGCTGCTGAACAAGAGGACGCTTACAAGGATCAGAAGGATGCTGAACAGGCTAGGAATGTTCGTGTTACTCGTGACCAAAAATTAGCAGATACTGACTGGCGTTTTCGTAGTGATATGACACCTTCTCAAGAGTGGATTGACTACTGCCAAGCATTGAGAGATGTTCCTTCACAAGAGGGATTTCCTTGGAACATTACATGGCCTGTTGAGCCATAATATAGGTAAGGAGCAATCATGGCTGTAACTAATGAACAAATTTTAGGGTTTCTTACCGCTAATCCTGATCTGACAGATGCTCAGATTGTTGCGGCTATGGAGCAATATGGTGTTTCTCCTGCTCAAATGGCAAGTGCTGTTGGCTTACCTGAAGGTGAGGTTGCTTCTCGTGTTGCGGCTACCATTCCTCAAGGTCAAACAATTACCCTTGGCGATACCATTGTTCAACCACAATATCAAGTAATTGGTTCTGGTGAAGATCAGCAAATTGGTGGTTTAGAGAATGTCCTGACCTATAAAGTTGGTGAAAACCAAGTAGGCGGTGGATACAACCAATATAACCCTGATGGAACTCTTGCTCGTACTGGGACTCAACAAAAAGTTGACAATCTTGCAGGTGAAGCATTGTTAGGCTCTGCTTTATTGTTTGGCGGTCTTGGTGGTGGTTTTGATGGTTTATTTGGTGGTGGAGCGGCTACTGGCGGTACAGCATTTGATTTGGCTAATGCAGGAATTATGGGTGGAACTGCTGCTTTTACTCCTGCTGAACTTGCGGCTATTAGTGGTGGAACTGCCGCTGGACTCGGTGGCACTACTGGTTTATTGACAGCAGGTGGTGTTGCAGGCATGGGTGGTGGCACAGGATTAACTGTTGCAGGAACAGGTGGTCTTGGTGGTGCTACTGGAACTGTTGCAGGACTAGGAACTGGAGTTGGTACAGGATTGGTTACTGGTGCAGGCACAGGAGTTGGTACAGGATTAGGAACTACTCTTGCGGGTGTTGGAACTGGTGTTGGTACTGGAATAGGCTCTACTTTGGCAGGCGTAGGTACAGGAGTTGGCACAGGTGTAGGAACAGCACTTGGTACTGGATTAACTACTGGTGCAACAGGCGGTTTAACTGCCGCACAAATTGGTGCTTTACTCTCTGGTGGCTTAACTACTGGTGCAGGTCTTCTCCAACAACAGACATCTCGTGAAGCGGCTCAACGTGCGCAACAGATGATTGATGTTGAAACTGCTGCGGCAAAACAAGCGGCTCAGTTCCGTCCTGTTGGCATGACCACTCGCTTCGGTACTTCACAGTTCACAGTTGATCCTAGAACAGGTCAATTGACAAGCGCAGGCTACACATTGAGTCCTGAAGCTAAGAATGCTCAAGACCGATTGGTAGCATTAGCTGAACAAGGTTTACAGCAAGCAGAAGGCGCTCAACAACAGTTTGCTCCTTTGCAGACAGGTGCGCAGAACTTGTTTAACCTTGGGAATCAGTACATTGCTCAATCACCACAAGAAGTTGCTCAGAACTATCTGAATCAACAGATGGCTTTGTTGCAACCTGGTCGTGAGTTGGAATTGGCTAACTTGCAAAACAAACTGCAACAACAAGGTCGTGGTGGTTTGGCAGTATCTCAAGGTGGCACTTATGGCGCTACAACTCCTGAATTACAGGCTTTGTATAACGCTCGTGCAATGCAAGAGGCTCAATTGGCGGCTCAAGCTCAACAAGCAGGTCAACAACAAGTCGCATTTGGTGCGGGTCTGTTGGGTACAGGTGCGCAGACAATGGGTCAGTACTATGGTGGTCAGCAAGCGGCTTACCAACCATATACAACAGCTCTTGGTCAGGTTCAAGGTTTGGAAACTGCGGCACAACAACCTTTGACAATGGGTGCGGCTCTTGGTCAACAAGCGGCTCAAGCAGGTGCTAATGTTGGTCGTTTAGGCTTATCAGGTGCTGAGTTCAGTACTCGTTTGGCTACTGGTAATGCGGCAACAACCAACCCTTATGCAACATTACTGAGTGGACTAGGTGCTTCTCCTGCATTTGGACAAGCAGTTGGTGGCTTATTCTCTTAAGGATTCATCATGGCAGATATCGTAGGAAGTCTTTTTGGAATCACCCCACAAATGTTTGGGGAACAACAGAGAATGAGTGCTTTGAATGAGGGTATTGCCCTTGCTCAACTAGACCCTGCTTCTCGTGGTGCGGCACTAACTTATGGTGGCGCTAAAGGTCTTGGTACTGCCATTGGTGGCGCTATGGGTGTACAAGACCCTCAATTACAGATGATTAGCACTCGCAATGCTATTGCTCAACAGATTGACCAAAGCAATCCTGAGTCCATTCTTAAAGGCGCTCAAATGCTTGCACAAGCAGGCGACCAACAAGGTGCTATGGCTTTGGCTGAGTATGCTCGTAAGGCTAAGAGTGAAGTTGCTTTAGCTCAACAACGAACAGAAGAGAAGCGTACTCCTGAAGTGCGTAATGCTCTTGCTTATGCAGGAACTATCGGTGAGTTTGGCTCTCCTGAGTTTAATCGTGCTTATCAAGAAAAATTGGCTGAATTGATAAGCAAAGAGAAGCCTGAAGCAACAACTCCAGAGCAGAAGAATGCAATGGCATTGGCTAGAACTGCTGGCCCTGAAGGTTCACCACAATATAACGAGAAATACGCTACTGAACTTGCTCGTTTGACAGCTAAAGCTGAAGGTAGACCAGTTATCAAAGAAATTGGCGTGGCAGAAGGCACTCGTGAGCCTGTTTACACCTATCAAACAGGCAATGATGAACCTATACAAATTACCTTTAAGTCGGATGAAAAAGGTAATCAAAAGATGTTTTATTACTCTGGCGGTGTTGATAGAACTACTGCCAAAACAAGCCTTGGCGTTAAGTTACCAGAAGGTGAATCAGAATTTGTCAAGAAACTAGCTGCTAAAGATGCTGATCGTGTCGATGCCGCTATTACAACTCGTGATGCGGCAGTTTCTACAATCAACTCACTCAATAAACTGGCTTCATTGCCTGACAATCAATTGATTACAGGACAATTTGCTACAGGTCGTGTTGGCGCTACCAATTTGTTGGTAACACTTGGTTTGGCTTCTCCTTCAGATACAAATAAACTTGTATCTAGTCAGGAATACCAAAAGGTTGCAGGTGATGTTATTTTGCAAACACTTGGTGGCAAGTTGGGTTCTGGCTTCTCAAATGCGGATCGTGAGTTCATTCAAGGACTTATTCCTCAACTTGAGACAAATCCTAATGCTCGTAGACAACTTATTTCTTTCATGCAGAACAAGAACCAAGAGATTGTTAAAGAAACAATTAGGCTTGAAAATTATGCTCGTGATAAAAATGGTCTAAAAGGTTTTGAGCCTAAGATTCCATTGTCTGTTGCACCTAGTCAGCCAAGACCTTATTCTGGCTTAACAAACGAGCAACTTGATGCAAAAATTCGAGCCGCACAAGCTCAACAACCACGATAAGAGGTAAAGCATGGCTGATTCATTAGCAGAACTCATTGCTGAAAGAGAAAGACGAGCTGGTCGAGTAACTGGTGGTGTTGGTAGTGTTCTTGAGCCAAAGAAGGAAGAAACAACTCTTGGTGAAGTCAAAAAGGCTGTTACTTCTCTCTTAAAAGGTTCTACAAAAGGTGTTATCGACATCATTGGTGGTTGGGGCAATCTTTATGATGTGATTAAAGAGAGCAAAGAGCCTAATCCTTTGTCTAGCCGTGGTTTGGTCAATGCCATCTCTAAAGCAGGTGGCCCTGACTTGATGAAGTTAGAAGGTTATCGAGGCTTGTATGACATTGGTCAAGCAGGCGCTCCTGCGGCTTTGATGACTGCTGTTGCACCAGGTGCAGGCTTGTTTAACTTGTCAACTCCTGCTCGTACTGCTGCGGCTGAATTTACGACTGCGGGTGGCTTGGGATTGTTATCTCAACAAGTTGCTCCTGAAAGTATGGCGGCTCAACTCACAATGCAAACCTTGCCTTACTTGGTTAAGGGTGGTGTTAGTGGCTATCGCTCTAAGGCTCAACAAGACAAGATTGAAGAATACAAAAAGTTGCTTCCTTCTGGTGACAAGAACATCTTTGAAGAGTTCATGCTTCGTGGACAGGCATCATCTGATCCTGTTATTGCCGCTGACATTGCTCGTCTTACTCGTTCACCAAAGTACTTGGAATTGGTTACTGCTTTGAACGAAGGTGCTGCTAAGAAGGCTGTCTTAGGTGTTGAGCCTAAAGCCGCACAATTGACGCAAGAACAGGCTAAAACTGCTGTTATCCAAAGCATTCAAAACAAACTTGAAGCTATTCGTGACAGCAACACAACTAAGCTGTTTGAGAAAGCTAAAGGTTATGGTGCAGGTCAAGGTCTTGTTGACCCGACAACTACCATTGCAAACATTGATAGTTTGATTGCTCGTTATAGTGAGCAAATTACTCCAAATGCTACTCGTGCTGTAGAAGTATTGCAGGGGATGCGAGATCGTCTATCTCCATCGTTTATGACTCAAGGTAGTCCTAGCACACCAGTATCTACTACTCGTACAGTAACAGGTATGGATGCGGCAGGAATGCCCATTGAAACTCAAGTTCCAACACAATTTACTATTCCTGGTTCTTCTGGTTACAAAGTTAATCGTGGGCCACAGAAGTTAACTGTTGAGCAGACACAAGGCATTCTTTCTGAGTTCGGAAAGAAGGCATCTGCTGGTGACAACCTGATTAAGGATTTGTCTATCTCTGATGAACGAATCATCTCTAGTGCTATTTTTGGTGGCATGAAAGAGGATTTGCGTAATGCCATTAAGACATCTAGTGGCAACGATAAAGCGGCTCTGAATCTGCTTTCTGAGGCTCGTGATCGTGTTCAAAAGTCAAGCACAGCATATCGTGATGCAATTGCTCAAGGAATGCCTGCTTTCTTGCAAAACAAGACACTTGCTGAGATATCGCCTGAAGAGCTTTTTGCCACCTATAAAGCATTGACTCCAACTCAGAGAGCAACAATGCGTTCATGGGTTGAGAATACTGATTCTGCTGCTTTGTCTGTACTTGATAAACAAGTATTTGATGAGTTTGTGGCTAAAGCAAGAAAGCCAAATGCTACAGGTGTCGAAACTGTTAACTTAGAGTTGATGGCTAAGAACTGGCGTGGTCTTAATGCTGTTGACAAGGATGCATTGGCTACTGCTCTTGGCACTAATGCGGCAGAGTTTGGAAGTCGCATGAAAGATGCCGAATTGATGACCCGCAAGATGAGTGTTGCTCAACCTTCAGAACCTCCGATTATTGGTGGTGAAACTGTTCGTGAAGCATCTGCTGTTTTGGGTGCTACAGGCGGTTACTCAACATCTAAGATTGGTCAACTTGGCTTGGATATTGTCAATTCGTTCAGCAAAGGTGGTCTAAATGAAGACCAATTGATGAAGGCTTTGCTTACTCCTGAAGGCGCTCGATTCTTGAAGACTGCGGCATTGAGTCCAAGGTCTGAGAATGTTCTCAAAGAACTCACGCAAATGGAGAACACAAACCCTGTTGCCAAATGGATGGTTGGAACTACTGCAAGACTTGGCCCAAGAATGGCTAGTGCTGAACAACCAACTGTGCAGACAGAACAAGAGGCTATTGCAGGTCAGGATGAGTTGGCTGCTTTGCTACAAGAACAAGCGTTGCGTCAACAACAACAACCTGCTGTACAAGAGTGATGAAAGACTGGCTGTTTGCATTATTTGCGGCAGCCGTTGTCACAGTATTTGTGATATTTTGTAGTATTGTAATTGTTTGGGCATTTCCGTGATCGCCTTTCTCTTGGCGGCAACCATAGAGTACCGATGTATTAAGTGGACTTGGACTGGTGATGTATACAACAGAAGGGTTGTGTGCATTAAGTGGGAGAGAAAGAAATGATACCAATTGATCCGATGGCGGCTCTCGATGGCTTACAAAAAGCTATTGGGATGGTCAAAAAGGCTAGTAAGGTAGCCAATGATTTAGGTGGTCTAGCTCCGATGCTAGGCAAGATGTTTGATGCCAAGAGTGCTGCTACAAAGGCTATGCTTCAAGCCAAGCAGTCTAAAAAAGGCTCGAACATGGGGACTGCGCTTCAGATTGAGATGGCTCTTGAACAAGCCAGAGCATTTGAAGAGGAACTGAAACAGCTATTCATGGTTTCAGGCAAGATTGATGTCTGGAACAAGATTAAGGCTCGTCAAGCAGAGATGGACTTAGCAGACGCTAAAGAGATTAGCGCACTAAAAGCACAGGAAAAAAAACAGAAGCAAGAAGAACGAGAGCAGATGGAGATGGTGGCTCTTATTGGAGGGATTGCGTTCGTAATTCTTCTCGTTGGTATC